ACACAGTTTCCCACGACGAGGACAAGTGCATAGATTTCCTGTTTCAGGAGTGGGACTTTGGCTATGACCCCGACTTGAAGGAATAGGCCCGCCGCCGTGAGTGCAGAAATCATAGACCTTGAGGCGCGCAAGCAACGGCTGATTGAGTGGATGACTGATTTTGCCGAACGGCTATTTGCTCAAATGAGTGACAAGGATCGGCAGTTTTTGAGACAGCGCCTTGAGCGCGAGTTGAACCGCAAGGAATAGGCCGATGCCAAGCGCGCCAACCGATCTTCAAGACCTGATGACCCGCTGGTTCGGGAGCATCGATCTGTATGGTCCGCTGGCGCTGCTGCACTCGCATGGCTACCGCGAAAGGGCGGGCATGATTATTCTGCCGACACCAGCCCACACAGTTTCCCACGACGAGGACAAGTGCATAGATTTCCTGTTTCAGGAGTGGGACTTTGGCTATGACCCCGACTTGAAGGAATAGGCCCTGAAATGTCGATCAGTCTAGTCCAGCGGTTGCGCTTCGACGCCACAAGATGCGAGGCAACCTTTTCCAAGGGTGTTGCCAGCAACATCGAGGAGGCCGCCAAACGGCTCGAACTGCTTGAGGATGCGCTGCACATAGCAAGGGGCGCATTGTTGTGTATCGACACCGAGTATTCCCGCAAGGTTGCTGACGATCTTGCGGCCCCGTTTCTCCAGTCACAATAGGCCGATGGAAAACGCAAAAGAGAATTACTGGCATTATGAGCAGATCGGGAAGCCGAAGGCGTGCCCAAAATGTTCCGCTGGAAAAAAGATGACTGTAGAATTTTCGTCACTCGTTATGACCAGCAATCCTCCGCAGCAACGCTGGTACTGGAACTGCGAAGGGTGCGGCCATCAAGAGCTTGGCGGAATCCACGTTCACGAGCCCGTCAAAGTCAACGTCTCAATCTGAACATAGAGGCCGCCATGACCGCAGCAGAAAAGCACTACGCAGCGAGGCTAAGAGTATCTGACGCCAAGATGGTTATGGACTTCGCCCAACAAAAACTTGATGAGGCAGAAGCGGAATGGGACGCTGCACTACGAGAGCTAGACCGACTTGACGGGATTGAATTACCGACCTTCCATGACGTGCGTGGAATTTTGAAGGAATAGGCCCGAGAATGTCGAAATGCTCTGTCGAAGAAGTGGCCTACGTGGAGAAGATGATGTGCGAGGCGCGTCTTGCGGAACGGGAACGCTGCGCTCTGATCGCGGAACACCTGAATGGATGGGGCAACTTGGCAACCCGTCAATCAGGTCTGGCCGAATATATCGCCAAGATCATCCGTAATCAGACAAAATAGGCCGCATCCGTCCAGCATCCGGCCTTGCCTGGGGCAGCCGGCGATCCGCTCGCGCAGATCGGGCAGCGGGATATCGGCGCCATGCTCGGCGATCAGCGTCGAACGCCGGTATTGGCCGCGCCGATCGCACTTCCGGCACGCGAGCCGCACCATGGAATGCGGGAAGTTTTCCAGCGTGATCGACCCGGAATGTCCCGCCATGCACCCTCAATGTCCCCGCAATGTACCCAGGCAAATCACCGCTGATTTGCCCGCCGAAAGCCGAGTGACGCGTTTTCGTTCCGCGCCGCAGGGTACAATCCACAGGCTGCGGAAATGTACCTTTCGCACGGTGACAGCCTGCGATCTGAAACTTCAGCACCGGCGCGCAAGGCCCGTCATTGTTGAATAAACCGCGCATTCTGTCGATCTTCGGCACTGGGTACAAAACGGGGTACATTTAGGGGTACGCGCAACGGTGCAAAACGTACCCATTTGCTTTTATTTTCGGCGCAACGTCATCTCCGGGCGCGCAGGACACGCAGTTCGAAAGAAAGCGGAAAAGCCTCTCTCTTAGATAAGACGAAAGGCTTCGATTAGAGGGCGGCGTTAAGCCGCCCCTCTCTGAACAGATCAGGGACAATTCTGTGAGAATTTACAAAGAGCGAGGGCGGCCAAAACTCCCTCGATCAGACTACGAGAGGCGGCACGCGCTGGAAACAGCAGCCGACGCCATTCTCGAACGCGACGGTTCAGCCCCGAAGAACCTCAATCGCCAGTATCGGGAACTTCGCCTCGCAGGCAAAACGACGCTTTCCTATAACGCCTGGATGGCCCAACAGATCGACGCCCAGTAGGCCGGTATCAGGTTCAGCATTGCCAGCCATAACAGCGCCCGGCCCTAAAAGGCCGGGCGTCTTCAATTCAAGGCCACCGCCATGGGCTGTCGCTGCAACGAACGCCGCGCCGCAATCGTCCAGGGCGTCAAGGCCGCAGCAAGCGGCGACCTGAAGACCCTCGCCGATCAGGCCCGCGTTTTCAGCAAGTCCATTCGAGACGACGCCGACGACTTCCGCGGCAAGGTCGCCACCGCTCGCGCAAGCCTCGCCCGCCGATGACCGATCTTCACTTCGATATGTCCGGCTTCAAGTCGGCCAGTAACGAATTCGCCAACGCCGCAAAGCAAGCGCCCGACGCTACGCGCCGGGCTGTGAACCACACAGGCGACAAAGCCCGAACTGCAATGCGCGTCGCCCTGGTCGCTCAGACCGGCTTGAAGCGCAAGACCATGAATAAGGCTTTGACCAGCAAGCGCGCCAGCAGCAAAGGCGGCGGCAGCTATACGATCAAGTCCAAGGGCGGCAACGTCCGACTGCAATTCTTCAAGGCGAAGGAGACAAGGGCAGGCGTCAGCGCAGCGCCCTGGAACGCTCGCCGTGTCTTCGCAAGCACGTTCATAAAGGGCGGCCAGTTCCCTAATCGCGTTGCGCTCAACATGGGCGGCGCTGTGCTGATACGCGCCGGCAAGGCGCGCTATCCCATGAAGACGATCAAGAGCGGCCTATTCATCCCCGAAGAAATGGTGACAGGCAACAGCGCGCAAGCGTTCTACACCACAGTCGAACGCGATCTGCCCGCCCGCATCGCGCATGAAATCATGCGCTCGCTGTAGTAGTGTCTGAGATATCAAGTGGATGCGCCGTCAAAATAAAAAAGGGACCGTGTGGCAGGGTCGTTCAGTGCGGCCATATTTGGGCCTGATAAAACACCCTGTAGAGTTTTCCAACATTCCCGCTTCCCTTCCGTTTTTGAGTGATTTAGATTTGAGGAATGGCAAAAACAGCGGTCGGGTTCTGCATCAAATGCAGCGCTGCATTCTCTCGGGAATATCGGACGGTGCGCCCGATAAAATGCCAGCCATGTTCGGATCGCGATCGCGGCAATGTGCAACGTATTTGTCGAAGCTGTTCGACGCCGCTCGGTGCACGGCAGCAAAAATGTGAGGACTGCCGTAAGGCCACGGTTCGCGCTAACTCGGCACGCAAACAGCATCGGAAAAAGCTCGCCCGCAAGTGTGAGTGCTGCGGACGACAGTTAGCCACGAGAAAAGGCCCCGGCGCAAAGTTTTGTTATATCTGCCTGCCCCCCGCAGTCCGAAATCTCGCCAAAGAAAGCGCGGCGCGGCGATCTAAGAGCGCGGCTAGAGTAGAGGCGAATAAGTTGGCGCGCGCGGTAAAGCGCGCCGTTCGCATCGCGAGTGTGGAAACCGCTAAAGCTGCGCGGGCGGAAGCTCGCCGTCTTGAAATTATTGCGAAGCCGTGGCTGGCGCCTGGATTGTCGCTGAACGAAAGACGCCGACTTCGCTACCAGCACGATGCGACCTTCAACGTCGCCGAGCGCGTCCGAATTCAGATGCGCAGCCGCCGCCGCTTCAGGAACATGGAACACATTCTGCGGAAGGCGGTCGCTGGCAAGGTGACGACGCCGAGCATAGAAAAGTTTATTGGCTACACGATGAGCGATCTTCATCAGCATCTTGAAGCCAAGTTCGATGACTTTATGGATTGGTCAGCCTTCTGCGAAGGTCTGATCCATATCGACCATATTCGGCCAGTTATTTCGTTCAACCTCGACGATCCCGAACAGGTCCGCGCGTGCTGGGCGCTTTCAAATCTTCAGCCGCTATGGCACGGCGACAATTTGCGGAAAAGCCGTAGGTACGATGGCGAAAAAGGTAAAGGCAAAAGTTGCAAGCGCCAAGGCGCTGAAATCGCCTCCCTCACTCCTTCTGTCTGCAACGCCGATGTCGGAGTTGGCCGGCTTCACGCCGCATCGTCTTCGCCAGCTTGAGCGCGAAGGCTGGTTTGCAAAGAAATCTCGCAATCTGTACGACGCGATCGAAGTCCTGACTGGAATAATCCGATTTCAACGGGACGACGCTCGGCGATCGAGTAAGTCGGCCACCGCCAACACCCTGCAAAGCGCGCGGACGCGCGAGATTGAGCTTCGTATTGCTCGCGAAGAAAATATTCTCGTTGAAGCCGACGACGTGGTGGCGCTTCACGCCGATATAATCGGCGGGTTTGTCTCGGAATTGCGCGGTGTCCCCGCCGGCAGCAGTCGCGATCCTATCGTTAGGGCGGCCATCGAGGAAGTTTTGAATGGCGCGATTGCTCGATGCCGCGACCGGCTCGAAAAACTTAGCGCCGATCTCAACAGCGGACGCGGCGTTGTTTTCGACGGCGACGAAACAGACGCCGGATGAATGGGCGAAGCAAAACCGGGTTTATGGGCCGGAAACTGGCAAACCGGGTCAGCGTGACCCGGAACTGACGCCATACATGATCCCGTTCGAGTGGTCGTTCGGCGATGCGAAGTATCGCCGGATCGTGCAGGTCTGCGGCGCCCAGATGGGCAAGACCGAAGCCTTTTTGGATATAATCGGGGAACGTCTCGACAATCGGCCGACACCAATCCTGTATGTTGGCCCGTCGCGCGATTTTCTGACCGATCAGTTCGAACCGCGGCTGGTCGATCTGTTCCGGCAGTCGCGCTCGCTTGGCCGCAAAGTTCTTGGCGGGATCGACGGCAAGCGGCAGAAGCGGACGCTGAAGCGCGTCGCCGGCGTTCGGGTTCGCTTGGCCCATGCCGGATCGTCAACGGCGCTGAAGTCCGACCCGGCGGCGATCGCCCTGGTCGATGAATACGACGAAATGCTTGCCAACGTGAAAGGGCAGGGCGACCCGCTCGGGCTGATCGAGGCCCGCGGCGATACCTACGCGGACTTCCAGGTGGCGATCACGTCAACGCCGTCGCGCGGGCTAATCGAAATCGAGCGCGATCCAACTTCCGGCCTGGAGTTTTGGAAGGTGGATGACGAAGCCGACGACCTTTCGCCGATCTGGAAGCTTTTCCAGGAAGGCACGCGCGAGCATTGGACGTGGCCCTGCCCGCATTGCGGCGGCTATTTCGTCCCGCGGTTCAAGCTTCTGCGGTGGCCGAAGGGCGCGACGCCGGCGCAAGCGCGGCGCGGCGCCTATCTGGAATGCCCGATCGACAAGTGCGGCGGGATAATCGAGGAAAAACACAAGGCCGACATGAACGCCCGCGGGCGCTACGTCGCGCCTGGGCAGTTGATCGATCGCGAAGGCAACGTGACCGGAGATATGCCGGACACGGCCACGCGATCGCGATGGTGTAGCGGCCTTGCGTCGCCGTTCGTGACAATCGGCGAGCGCGCGGAAGCGCTGCTGACCGCGCAGCGATCGGGCGAAGCGGCAAAAATTCAAACCGCCATGAACGCGGGCTTCGGCGAAGTCTTTACCGATGACGGCGGCGATCTTCCCGAATGGGAGGCGATTAAGCTTCGAGCCGAGCCTTACAAGCCGGGCAACGTCCCGCTCGAAGCGCTTTATTTGACGATCGGGATCGACGTTCAGAAGAACCGGCTTCCGTATGTCGTGCGCGCCTGGGGCGCGCGGGCTACGTCTTGGCTGGTCGCGAACGGCGCGCTTTGGGGCAACACGGCCGAACCGGATATCTGGGAAGATTTGGCCGCGCTGCTGACGACGCCGATCGACGGACTGATGATTAAGTTAGCCTTCATCGATAGCGGCTTCCGGCCCGGCAAGAAGTTCGACGTTCCCTTTAACCGGGTCTATGAGTTTTGCCGGCGCTTCCGCAGCTTCGTGTTCCCGACGAAGGGCGCATCGACCGCGCTGGTTACGCCGCTGGTCAAGCGCAAGATCGAAGTCACGCAACAGGGGACGCAAGCGAAGTACGGCCTAGACCTGATCCGGCTGGATAGTGGTCACTGGAAAACTTGGGTTCACGAACGGCTGTCCTGGCCGCTCGATCAGCCCGGCGCGTGGCATCTTCACGAAGAAATTACGGAAGACTACTGCCGGCAGATTGTCGCTGAAGCGATGGTTCGCGGCCCAGGCGGGAAGCCGGTCTGGATCGAACGATCGCGCGAGAACCATTTCTTAGACGCCGAAGCAATGGCGGCCGCGGCCGGCTACATGCTGAACGTCCAGCATTTGAAGCTTGGCATTCGGCGCCGCGCTGAAGGCGCGACCGCCACGCCCGCGGCCACCGGCGACACGGTGACTGCGGCGAAGGCGTCATCCACTACGGCCGAGCGCATGGCCGCCCTATCGAAGAAGCTGAACGGTTAAGGACAGTCGCATGGGGGCAGTCGCGCAAAAATCTCGCGCTGACGATCGGCAAATGTCGCTGGCGTTGGGGAACACGCTGCCGGCCGTCGCTTCGCCGTCGAAGCCCGGCGTTAGCGCGTCTTACATGAACGGCAGCGCGCACTTCCAGGGCGCCCAGGTCAGCCCGTTCTTCTTCGGCTGGACGCCGGCGCTGCGCGACAGCAAATACGACGTTCAGCAAGGGTACATTCGCGCGGCTTCGCGCGTCATCGACGCGATCCATAACAGCGGATGGCTTGCTGGAATGGTTCGGCAGGCGATCGCTTCCTGCGTTGGCAGCGGACTTTCGTTGGCGTCGAAGCCGGACGTTAGTATTTTTAACGGCGATGCTGTCGCCGCGCAGAAATGGTCGCAGGAAGTTGAAAGCGGCTTCAACGACTGGGCGAATTGCGCGGAAGAATGCGACGCGGCCGGTAAGCATACGCTCGGGCAGATGACCGAAGCCGGTCTGCGGTCGCATATGGCCTACGGCGAAATTCTTGGCCTAGTCCCGCTGATCGCGCGGCCCGAAAGCGAAACGCGCGTCAAGCTGAAGCTGTTGCCGCCGCACAAGCTTATGCAGGATAGCGATAACGTCCGCTTGTTTCAGGGCGTCTTGCATGACGAATGGGACTTTCCGCTTGCGTACAAGCTGAACCTTCGCACCGCATCCGATTACGTCGAAATGCCGCTCTATGTCCCGGCGCGCGACAGCGCAAATCGCAAGCAAGTTCTGCATATCTTCAACGGCGAAGTCGGGACCGTTCGCGGCATTTCGGAATTCGCGCCGGCGCTGAAGGTCGTTCGCCAGTCGGATCAACTTGCCGACGCGACGCTGACGACGACGCTTCTTCAGACGATCTTCGCGGCGACCGTCGAAACATCGGTTCCGACCGCTGACATATTGCAGGGCTTGCAAGACCCGGGCGAACAAGGCATCGGCGGCGCGTCTCTTACCGATTTTATTGAAGCGCAGGCGAACTTCCAGCGCGGGACCGCCATCGATCTAGGTCGGCACGGCAAGATTGCTCACTTGTTCCCCGGCGAAAAGTTGACGTTCAACGCCGCGCAGTCTCCGAACAATAACTACGAAGCGTTTTCGCGGCTGCTGTTGCGCGAAATCTCGCGCTGCGCCGGCATGACTTTCGAAGACGCGACTGGCGATTACAACGGCGCTACTTACGCATCTATCAACATGGCGCAAGCCGTCGTATGGCCGATCGTTCTTTCGCGGCGAATGTTCGCGGCCGTTCCTTTGGTACAGCCGATCTTCGAAGCTTGGCTGGAAGAAGCGATCGAGACAGGACGGCAGGGATTCCCGGGCGGGATCGACGCGTTCCGCCGGCAGCGTCGCAAGGCGTGCCGTTCGTTCTGGCGCGGGCCGCCGAAGCCGCAAGGCGATTGGCTGAAGATGGCGAAGGCGTATCAGACGTTCCGCGATATGGGCGTCATGACCGACGAACAAATTTGCGCCGAACTCGGTTCGGATTGGCAAGATACGATGACGCAGCGCGCGCAAGAGCGCGGCGAGCGGAAGCGCTTGAACTTGCCGGAAACCGACAGCGCCAGCGTCGCGCAAGATGCTTTGGCGAACCAACTGATTGCTGAGCCAGACCAGCCGGCGAAGAACTGAGAACCGCACATGGCAACGATCGATTGGACCGATCCATGTTCGCGCGCGAACGCGCTGCGAACCGCATATTTCGACCTGATCCGCGGCCAGTCCGAAAGCTTGATCCGACATTCGACGACCGAAGGCGACCAGGAAGTTCGTTACGCGCGAACTGACGTTGACAAGCTGAAGGCCGAAATGCAGGCGGCCGAAGAAGAATGCGTTCGCGCGAACGGCGGCACGCCGACACCGCGGCGATCGGCAATTCGTCTTGGCGCTGTCGGCTTTCGCGGGCTTGGGGGCTGTTGAATGTCGCTTCTTCTGAAGATCGCCGAGCGGACGCTGAACCGTCCGCTTCTTGTCCATCCCGACAAGCTTCCGCTGATCCTGGGCGTTCTCGAAGGCCGAATTCCGCTGGACGCGACGCCGGAATGGCGCGCGGCTGCTGAAGCTAACATCGACGAATTGCCGGAAGGCGCCCGCGGCACGATGCGCGGCCCGAACCCGTCGGCTTCGCGCTTCGTCGGATCAAACGTCCATCAAGACCCGATTACAGGCCGCAGCACCGGCCTGCCTTACAAGCGCACCCAGCAAGGCGTCGCGATTATCTCGATCATCGGTTCGCTGGTGAACCGCGGCGCGTGGCTTGGGTCTTCGTCGGGCGAAACGTCTTATGAAGGTATCAATTTTCAGATCGCGCACGCCGCCGCCGACACCAATACGAAGGCGATCTTGCTCGATATCGACAGCCCAGGCGGCGAGGCGACGGGATGCTTCGAGTGCGCCGCGGCAATCCGCGCAGCGGGAAGTGAAAAGCCGGTTATCGCGGTCGTCAACGGCATGGCCGCGTCGGCTGCATACGCGCTCGCGTCGGCTGCGGACTGGATCATTACGACCGAAAGCGGCGTCTGCGGCTCGATCGGCTGCGTTCTTCTTCATGCGGACTACAGCGCAAAGCTGAAGAAGGATGGCATCAGCCCGACGCTGATCTTCGCCGGCGCGCACAAGGTCGATGGTCATCCTTTCGCGCCGCTGTCGGAAGAAGTCACGGCCGACCTGCAGGCTGAAGTCGATGGCTATTACAAGCTTTTTGTCGCCGGCGTCGCCGAAGGGCGCGCGATGACTGAAGCGGCAATTCGAGCGACAGAAGCCCGCACGTTCATGGGCGCTGACGCCGTGACTATGGGCCTCGCCGACAAGCTTGGCACTTTCGAAGCGGGTCTTTCCAAGGCCCAAGAACTTTCAACCGCCCAGATCGGGCGCTAACTCCAAAGGAAACACCAATGGCAATCGATCGTACCGCGCCCGACGCCGTTTCGGGTCTGACGAACAAGGAAATCGACGCCAAGGTGGCGTCGGCGAAGACCGAAGGCCACGCCGCCGGCGTGACCGAAGGCAAGACGCAGGCTGAAACTGCCGGCGCTGCCGCGACGGAAGCCGCGGTTGCCACCGCGAAGACCGATGCGGTCAAGGGCGAGCGCGAGCGGATCAAGTCGATCACGGCGCTGCCGGAAGCGACCGGCCGCGAGACTTCGGCGCTGTCGCTGGCGCTGACCACCGATATGTCGGCCGAACAGATCAAGCCGATCTTGGCCGGCTTGCCGAAAGCCGATGCCACGGCCGGCGGTCGCGGCCCGCTCGGCATTTCCACGCTTGGCGGCAAGGACAAGCCGATCGAAGCCGCTGCCGCGCTGACGCCCGACGAAGTGGCGGCGAGCGTCAACAAACTGTCCAGCGCCAAGAAGTAACGCCGCGACCCAAACCGCGGCATCGCCGCATCTTCACAATCCCCGAAAGGTGAACCATGACGACCTTGACTGAAACCATTCACCCCGGCGCTTTCATCGTTTCCGAAAGCGAAGGGCCGTACCACACTCGCGAAGCGGTCGTAATCGCTTTGTCGCAAACGCTGATCCCCGGCGCCGTGCTGGGCCGCAATGCGGTCGCTGCGAACGTCACTTCGTCTGTCGCCGCCGACGCCGGCAATTCCGGCAACGGCGTCTTCACGATCGACGGCACCGCGCCCGTCGGCGCCGGCGCGAAAAACGGCAAGTATCGCGTCGTCAACGATTTGGTCGCTGCCAACGGCGGCGAATTCCAGGTCTTCGATCCCGACGGTCAAGAAATTGGCCGCGTCGCCGTCGGCGCCACGTTCAACAATCAGATCAAGTTCGTCATCGCGGACGGATCGAATGACTTCGCGATCGGCGACGCCTTCACCGTGACCGTCGGCATCGAACAGGCCGACTATCAGTATGAAGCGCTCGATCTGACGAAAACCGGCGACGAAGCCGGCGCCGTTGGCATTGCCGTGTACGGCGTTACGACCGACGGCAGCACGACGCAGAAGATCGCCGCGATTGTCCGCGGTCCCTGCGAAGTCCGGCTGGCCGATCTGACTTGGCCGGCTGGCATCACCGCAGCGCAGAAGGCCGAAGGCATCCGCCAACTCGAAAAGCGCGGCATCGTCGGCCGCTGATCTTTCTTCCGTAACAACTGAACGCTGAAGGCGAGACAAGCGCCGGCTAACCGCCGGCGTTTTTCTTTTCGCGCTGACGCACAACCCCCCGAAAAGGAAATACCCATGCTGACCATGGACGTGTTCCGGCAGGATGCCTTCAGCGCCGTTTCGCTGTCGGCCTCTGTCGATAAGATCGATTACGTTCCCGAATTCCTGTCTTCGATGCCTAACCTGTTCGTCCCCGACCCGGTTCGCACCGAAGCGATCTGGATCGAGGAACGCAGCACCGGCGCCGTGATCCTGCCGTTCTCGCCGCGCGGTGCGGCCCCGCATCAGACCGGCGGCGATAACCGGAAGGCGCGTGCGTTCAAGACGCTTCGCATCGCCGATGCTTCGCGCATTACGGCAAGCGAACTTCTGAATATCCGCGCCTTCGGTTCGGAAGTGAATGTGAAGACGCTGCAAGAGGAACTCGGGCGGCGCCAGCAGAAGATCAAGCAACACAACTTCGCGCTGACCTTCGAATATCACAAGTTCAACTGCGTCACCCAGGCGAAGGTTCTCGATAGCGACGGTTCGACGATGTATAACTGGGCGACCGAATTCAGTCAGTCGATCCCGGCTTCCGTATCCTTCGCGCTCGGCACCTATGATGCGAATGGCGGCATCCGCAAGAAGTCCATCGCGGCCCGCCGCTCGATCCAGAAGGCGTTGAAGGGCGTCGGCGTCGCGCGCGATATCGTCGCGCTCTGCGGCGATACCTATTACGACACGCTGATCGGGAACAAAGAAGTTCGCGAAACCTATCTCAATCAGCAAGAAGCGAAGGATATGCGCAACGGCACCGGCACCGAATGGTCGTCGTTCCGTTACGGCGATATCACCTGGATCAATTACCGCGGCACCGATGACGGCGCTTTCGGCGTGGATACCAATACGGCCTACTTCTTCCCGCTCGGCGCTGGCATCTTCCGCTGGGCTATGTCGCCCGGCGAGCGCTTCGAGCATCTGGGCACCGTCGGCCAAGAGACGTATTCCGCGATCGTGACCGATAAGGACCGCGATAGCTGGGCCGATGTGGAAGTCATGTCGTACCCGCTGCCGGTCTGCACTATGCCGTCGGCGCTTTATCAGGCGACCGTTTCCTAAGCGGCCCGCTGGATAACTGAAAACGATCCCCGCCGATGCCTAACCCCGAGCGCGCCGCCAAGTTGTCGGCCGCGATGGCGAAAGGCTTCGGCGGGGATTTTTCCTTCACGGCGCGCAAGCTTGCCAGCGCCGACGTAAATCTGCCGCGCGTCGCTGACGACAGCCGCGCCCCATTCACGGCCGTTGGCGTTTACGCCGGCGGCTCGAAAGTTCGCCATCCGGCCGCGCGCGGCCATGCTTCCGATCATGCCCAGGGCGAAGCTATTTCCGCCCCGCGCGCCAGCTTCGAAGACGCTGCGCTGCCATGGCTGCCGATCGAGGGCGACCTGTGCTTGCGCGCTGAAACAAGCGAGACGTTCGCCGTCGCGCGGACGCTGCCCGACGGCTTCGGCCGGACGCTGATCTATTTGACGGCGAAGAAACGATGACGATCGCGCGCACCGCACTTCGCCTTGCGGCGGTCCAGGCGATTAGAGGAACGGCTGACCCGCGGCCGACGATCGCGGAAGGCCGCGTTTACGACAGCCGGATTGCGCCGGAAAGTCCCGACGTTTTCAGCGAAGACGCGAAGCCGACTGTGATCGTGCTGACGGATGCCGACGAAGGCGACGCCCTAAGCGATCAGAACGGCGGCCCGCCGTTTCATCGGCGCATCGATCTTGTCTTGGATATCGGCATGGTCTGCCGCGAAAAGGCGGAAGACGACGCCGACGGATATCTTGTCGGCTATCCCGACACAGACGCGCGGCTGGAAGCATCGCTGGACATTCTGCAAACGCAGATCGTTCGCTTCCTGACCGCCGGCGACGATCCGCTTTCAATATGGTTCCAGCGTTACGTCCGCGTCTGGAAACAGGAAAGCCACCGGCAAGTCGAAGACAACACTTCGATGAAGCTTGCGCGGCGGCTGCTGACGCTGACGTGCGAACTGAAGGATGACGTTTACGAAATCGTCTTCCCTGGGCAGACCGCGCCGACAGGTCTTGCGATCTTGCCCGAGCCGCTTCGCACCGTCTGCGGACTGATGCCGGCGGGATCATCGGGCGCGCAGTCGTGCGCGGCGATCGCGGCCGCGCTCGGCAAAACGCCGTTCACGCCGGATTACTTCGTCGGCGTCAATATCACCGCGGACGCGGCCGGCGACGAAAAAGCCGAACACGAAGTTGTCGCGTCGGCCGAAACCGGCCAAGTCGTCCCGTAATCAAGGATCACAAAATGGAAATGGTTTTCGTCAAGCCGGCGAGCGGCGGACGCGTGCTTCAGCCGGAACGCCATATGCGCGCCATGCCGGCGGAAGGCGACTTCGTTCCGCTGAATTCACATTACGAGCGGCTTCTGTTGACCGCCGACGTGCTGCGCGCCGATCCGCCGGCGCCAGCCGCGGCGCTGGCCGAAGCCGCGCCCGAGCCGCCGAAGCCCGAACCTGAAGCCGAACAGCCCGAACCGCAAAACCCCAGCCGCCGCGCTCGATCGGCCGGCAAATCGGAGGATTGAGACGTGGCCGGCCGTCCGATCTTCGCGACGAAGAAGGACAGCCTATTGGCGCACGTCCGAAAGTCGGAGGACGGCTGCTGGGAGTGGTTGGCCGCAATAGGTAGTCACGGCTATGGCGTTGGCACATTCCGCCACGCTCTCTATCTGGCACACCGCGTCTCTTATGAAAGTTTTGTCGGGCCGATACCGGCCGGCGTGCAGGTCTTGCATCGCTGCGACAACAGAAAATGTTGCAATCCAAAGCACCTTTTTGTCGGCACGCAAGCCGACAACATCGCTGACATGGTTTCAAAGCGTCGCCATTGCCACGGCGAACGTCGCCCCAACGCAAAATTAAATGCGGCGGCCGCGCGCGCGATCTGCGCGTCGTCCGAACCACAACGGCAAATCGCTGACTGCCACGGAATTCATCAATCAACAGTGAGCCGGATCAAGTCCGGCATCAGATGGAGGCTTGAATGCCAGTAACTTTCTCGCAAATTCCTGCAAACCTTCGCGTTCCGCTGTTCTATGCGGAAATCAACGCGGGCCAGTCGCCCTATCAAGGCCCGAGCCGCCTTCTGCTGATCGGACAGCGCACGTCGGCCGGCAGTTTGGCCGCCAACTCGATTGCTCTTTATTCCGGCGACGCTCAGGCGATGGCTGGCAAAGGCTCGCAGCTTGCCGAAATGGCGGTTCTGGCGCGTCAAAACCATCCGTTCGGCGAAATCTGGCTGGGCGCGCTCGCCGATCCGTCGGGCGTCGCGGCCGTGCAGACGATCACCGTCAATGTTGGCATTCTGGGAAACCAGGGGACGGCGGTCGTCTATGTGTGCGGCGAACGTGTCGAAACCGCCGTATTGTCCACGGATGCCAATACGACCGTCGCGACCAATATCGCCGCATCGATCAACGCCGGCTATACTAAATTCGGCGTCGCGTGCGTGCATCCCGTCATCGCCACGGTCAGCACCAATACTGTGATCTTGACTGCGCGCAATATCGGCACGCTCGCCAACACGATCGCGATCGACTTCGATCTGGTCGGCAATGAAGGAAGCCTTCAGCAGTATCTTTCGGTCGCCACCACGACGGCGGGCACCGGCGTTCCGGCGCTCGGCACGTTGCTGGCGGCGTGCGGCGATATTGCCTTCGACTGGATCGCGTCGCCTTATTCCGACACGACTTCGCTCGATACGATCAAGACGTTCCTCGATAACGTCTCGGGCCGCTGGTCGCCGATCCAGCAACTCTACGGCCATCATGTGACGGCGATGTTCGACACCTATTCGAACCTCGCTTCGGCCGGCACCGCGCGAAACGATCCCAATGCCTCGATCATGGGCGTAGTCAACTCGCCGTCGCCGATCTGGCGCTGGGCCGCCGCACTTGGAGGTCAGGTCGCGAAGGACAAGAACCTGGGCGCCGAAGTCGATCAGGCGTATCGGATCAGCTTGCCGATGCAAACGCTGCCGCTGATCGGCATTGCTCCGCCCAAGAGCAAGATCAACTGGTTCACGATCACTCAGCGCAATACGCTCTATCAGGACGGCATTTCCGGCTTCCGGGTTCTGCGTGACGGCACTGTGATGATCGACCGTTTGATTACGACCTATCAGATCAACGCTTACAGCGAGCCGGATATCACTTGGCTGTCGGTCGAAACGCGGGCGCAGATGGTCTATTTCGTTCGCTACATGCGCCAGCGGATTACGCAGGTCTATGGCCGCATGGCGCTGGCGAGCGATGGCGCCGAAGGCCGTCCGGGCATCGTGACGCCCAAGATGCTCAAGGCCGAGTGCGTCCACATCTACAAGGAACTCGAAGCCGGCGGCCTTGTCGAAAAGTCGTCGCTGTTCGCGCAAAGCCTGATCGTTGAACGGTCGTCCGATCCGAACCGCGTCAACGCCTATCTGCCGGTCGATGTGGTCAATCAGTTCAACGTCTTCGCGGCGAACGCGACGACGTTCCTGGAATATCCGTCCGCCGCCTGATCCAACTGGCGCGGCGAAAGCCGCGCCGCCTTCCCCCAAAATCCAGCTTAGGAGCCTGCCATGCACACTTCCGGCGGCCGCGTCTCGATCGTCATCAACGGGATCAAATACAGCGCGCGCGGCGAAATCAAATTGGACGGATCGCGCGTTACCGTCGCGGTCGAAAGCAACCAGGACGGGACGCTTTACAAGACCGTCAAGCCGAAGGCCGCGACGGCCGAATGCACATTCGACCGCTTCGTGGATGCCAACGGCAATCAACTGAAGTGGGATGAAAGCATTCTTCTTCAGGACAACCTCGCCGCGACCTTCATCGAGCAAGATACGAAGGTCACGCATCTTCTGTCGAAGGGCAGCTTCGTCGGCGCGCCCGGCCAGAACCTTGGCAGCGGCGAGACGGACGGCCTTTCGTTCGCCGCGGAAAGTTATGAGACAATCTGATGCTGGAAAGGATCACGATCAAGCTTGCGAAGCCGCTGGTCGGCCACGACGGGCCGATTAAGCAGATCGTCTTGCGCGAACCGACGTTCGACGAATATCTGCAATACGGCGATCCCTATGTGGTCGCCGGCGCGTCAGACGGGACGCCGTTCGGTGTCGAAAACATGGACGTAATCCGAAAATATATTTCGGTGTGTCTCGTGGAGCCGAAGGACGATGCGTTGCTTTCACAGGCAAGCGCGCGCGTAGCGCGCCAAGTAAAGGAAAAAATCTTAAGTTTTTTCCCGCCCGACGGCGCATCGGAGCCGAACTCCAACGCGGAGGACGCGACCTCGCAGACGAACTTATCTTCGGAAGCGGCGGGATCGGCCCCGGCGAAGTCGGGGCGCTGACGCTATCGGAATTGCTTTATTGGCACAGTCGCGCGGTCAAGTGGCAGCGCGAAAAGCGGCGGCGGTAACATGAACCATCAGCGTATTTACGATGCGTAGGAGGCTGAAATCGCGAAAATTATAGAGGCCCGCGCTATAATTTCGGGCGAGGAAAAGCTTTCCCCGCTGCTGGATCGCTTGTCGAAGAAGTTCGAACAGGTCGCGAAGACTGCGAAGGCGTCTGAAGCTGTCGGCGCGATGGCTGGTCAGCTTGAAAAGGTGAAGTCTCAGCTTGCCGCGATTGAAAAGTTCAACGCGTCGAAAATGAGCTTTGCGAATTCGCGGCAGAACTTCCGCGAAGCCGAACTTGCGGTTCAGCGGGCCGCGAAGGCCATGCAAGAAGGGCAGGGTTCGGCGAACGAACTTGCGGCGGCTTACAAGCGCGCCCAGTCGGCCGTCACGTCGGCGGCGCGGCAGTTCGAAAATCAGAAGAACGCCGTCCTGGGTGCGAAGCGCGCCCTGAACGAACTTGGCGTTCCTATCAATAAGATCGCCGCCGAACAGGATCGCCTCGCCGGCGCCGTCACGCGCGCGAATGCCGCGCTGGATAAGCAGTCTTCGCGCGGATCGCGGATGCGTGCGGCGGCTGGTAACGCTGGATCGATGTTGGGGATGCTCGCCGGCCCGGCGATCTTGCGCGGTACAAAGGCTGCGGTCATGGGCGGCGCGTCCATCCAATCCGAAATCGTCAAGATGCGCGCGGCCGGCATCCCGGAAGAAGACATTCAGCGCGCGCTCGGGCAATCTGCGGAACTCGGCACCAAATACACGAATGTTAAACGCAGCGATGTTCTAGAACGGTTTAAGGAACTGCGCTCGGTTCTGTTGCATCCCGAAGAAGCGCACGAATTGCTTGATACGACGATCCGCGCGAATTCGGCTATGAACGCGATCGACCGCACCGGCCACATGGCCGAAGGTCTTCAGTTCGCGGTAAAGGGCGCCGAAGTCTTGGGCTTGGCGCAAGACCCGAAGCGGTTCGAAGCCTATCTGGACGCCTTCATTAAGGCCCAGCAAGTCATGGGCAAGACGATTACGCCCGAACAGATGTTCGAATTCGCCAAATATACGAAGGCGTCGGGCAGCACGCTAAGCGATCGCTTCAAATTCACCACCGGCGTTTCGCTGTCGCAGGAAATGGGCGGGTCCACCACCGGCGTTTCGATCGATCAGTTCGTTAAGCAGATCACCGGCGGCTTCCAGGGCAATCTTCATTCGGCCGCGAAACACTTCATCGCGCTTGGCCTTGCTAGCGCGGACGACTTCGAAAAGACGAAGACCGGCGAAATTAAGGGCATGAAGCCCGGGCGGCATGTCCTGGGCGCCGACCTAGCGCAGACCGATCCCGATCTGTACGTCTCGAAGTACCTTCTGCCGGCGCTGATAAAGGCCGGCTATACGGATCAGAACGCGCAGATCGCGCAAGTCCGCCGCATGTTCCCCAGCACGCGCGCGGCCGATCTTGTGTCGAAGCTGATTACGCAGGCGCCCAGCTTTGCGAACCACGCGAAGCTTTACGACAAGGCCCAGGGCCTAAACGCGATCGGCAACAATCAGACTGATCCGTTCGTGGCCGCGAATTCGTTTATGACCTCGCTCGGAAATTTCGCCGCGACGCTGACAAGCCCGATGATGGAGAACGCGGCCGGCGTCATGTCGTCCATGGCGTCGTCGATCGCCGGCTGGGCCGAAGCGCTGGCGAACTGGCAAAAGCAGCATCCCGTTGCTTCGCAGTTCGGCGGTGGCGCGGCGGTTGTCGGCGGCGTCGCTGCCGGCGGGATGCTGACCTACAA